GGAGACAAAGATGCAGACTTTACTACTTACGTATCAGTAGGTGAGCAACTTTCATTTGCAGGTGACAATACACCTTTCACAGTAGGTGCATTAGTTACTGGCGTTACTTATGTAATCAACAACACAGTTGGTACAACTGAAGCACAATGGATCGCAATGGGTGCAACAGGTGCTAACTTAGGTGAAGTATTCGTAGCAACTGGCGCAGGCGCTGGAACAGGTACAGTATCATATGCATCAAACGGCGCTAACGTACCATTAGGTACAGTCTCTGCATTAGCAGTAGTATCAACAGCAACAGCAAGTTCAGATGCAACAACTGATTTAATCACAGTAACTTCAACAGCAGACTTTGATGTAGATGCTCCAATTTGGTTTGCGGCAACGATCGGTGGATTATCAGCAAACACTACATACTTTGTTAAAACAATTGACAGTGGAACAACTTTCAGTGTTTCAGCAACAAGAGGTGGAACAGCATTAGCATTAACAACAACAACTGTTGTATCAACTGCAAACATTGAAAAATTAGACTTAAGTGCAGTAGCAACATTCACAAAAAGTGAAGTCTCAGTACTTGGTTCTAATGATGAAGCAGTTTACATCAAACGTCAAAAAGGCAAAAGAAAGTACTTAGTAAGCAATGCGGCAGGAACAAGATCAGGCATTTGTACTTTAGTTAAAAAAGGACAAGCAAATTTACTTGCAGGTGAAATGAGCATTGAAGGTACATATGATAATGCGGCAACTACTTACATTGAGTCTATCTCTGATGTTAATGGTTTACCATTCGATAACGATAGTGGTTCACCTCTTACTCAGGCTGATCAGACTGGAATGCAGGCAACGTTTGAAACAATCGCTGGTACTCCACTAGCTGGTTCAGTCAAACCAGTTATCAAACTTCCTTCAGCATAAGGGAGCAGGTAACTTAAATGGCACAATCTCAAGCACAGAAACAACTACAGAAGTACGATGCTGATATAGCCGTACTTCAAGTAGAGTTTAAGAACTTAGATTCTAAGTTTGATGCATCTTTGGCCGACGTTAAGGCTGACGTTAAAGAAGTATCAGAAAAATTAGACAAGCACAATGAAGGTACGCATAGTTTATTGAGAGAATTTCAAGCAACTAATGTGAGTCAACACTACGAGATGGCTGCCAAAATAGCAGGATTAGAAAAGTGGAGATGGATGCTGATTGGTGCAGGTTGTGTTCTTGGTGGCTTAGGCTACTCAGGCATAGAGTCTTTAATGGCACAGTAAAATGTTGAAAAGGGGACTTCGGTCCTCTTTTTTTTACAAACCTTTTAGTATTTGCATTTTTGCTACTACAACATCAATGTTTACAGTAGTGAATAATCCTGGATGTAACGGTTTAGGATATTTGTCATTGCCTACCCAAGCATAACCACAATGCTCTGAGTTTAAGTTAGGAATAAACTCGTCTTCTACTCTACAAAAGAATGTGTGATAAGCAAATGTATTGTTAACGAATTTTTGTATGGGTACAAGTTTTAATTTACTGATATCAAACTCGATTTCTTCCGAACACTCTCTGGTCAAACCTTCAAGTAGAGTTTCTTTCTTACCGATTTTCCCACCAGGAATCGACCAACTAGTATTCTTTGAATCTGTTCTTAAGAGATATAATGAACGCTGAGTAGCCTTGCTATAAAAGAAGATACCAGCAGATTGGTTAACAATTATCATACAGTTATTTATGAGGTCAACTAGTACCCCTTAAATAACTATACTGTAATCTCCCTCACCATAATAACCTTCATATGACTTCATCCAAGCCGCCGGTATCTCTGGGTGATCGCTGTTTGCAGGAGTTGATGCAAATCTATATTGAACTTGTGTTGTTATATTCAACACATATTCTGTAGTTGTTGATTCACTTGAATCAAAGGCGATATACCATTTGTCTAATACTGAATCAAACTGAAGAATATCATTTGCTTGTCCAATAACAATAGGCAAAACTGTACCAGTGCCTGATGGCTGAACAGTATTGTAAGTGAACTCTGTTCCAATTGTATTTGATGTAGCACCTAATTGAATAAAGTTAGTGGTACCGACAGAAGCAATCATATACTTCTGACCTGTAATCATTGTCTCTATTGCTTGTGGAGTTGTAGTACTAAGTATCGTACCCCAAGCAACACTATCGTCTCCTACTTCATCAACGATCAAATATCTTTTGTTTGCAATCGGTCCTGGAAGCCCTGCATTGGGTCCATTCATTATAGGGTTAATCACACTGTCAACTGGTTCTAATGTGTTCTGAGGCAATGTGTCAGGATCAACACTAAAGATTAAGTATCTATCATCTAGTGGGTCAACAACGATTGTACCTACAATCTCATTTTCCATATATGGATTCTCTAACCACACCTGAGAAATACCAGGTCTATATGCACCGTATACATTTAACAAACTTGTCCAATAGATATCAGTATCTGGACTGACAGGTACATCTAGTGAAGAGTTCGGAGTGTCTTGGAATGTTGATGCTTCTGGTAATAGTTGCAATGAGTTCCCAATGTATAATAACTTGTATCCATATGGAGAAATCTTTTGACGAGTACCCAGTAACAAATCATCATCTTGCATATCTTGTTGTGTTTTACCCTCAAAAATAGAAGCAATAATTTTATTAATGACACCGTACTTTTTAAGTTTAGAAGATGTTGTCAACCATATAGGGATATAAAACTTCCAACTCATTACATCAATTGGATTACCTGTGCCTTGTGGAATAGTACGAGATGAGAATGTTAACCCATCTTGGTATACAACAGTCAATGATGTCCAATCGATATAGTTATCTGTACTTTGAATTTCTAAACTTGGATTAAACAATGTACCCAATTGTTCAATGATTTCTAATTTCTGTTGATAGTTAGTTGTCCAAAAATCAACATTAAGTCTCAATGTATAAGGAACGGGCATCAACTTCTCAACAGTGAATGCCTGCCCTTGTACAGTCTTGTAAGACTTTGTATCACTATCGTAGGCTCTTTGACGTACTTGTTGCTTTTCTACGAAGAAGGGCTCCTGTGTGCGCCTCTGGTCGTATTCTAGCCCATTGATGTAGTATGTGATCAACGGAGCAGAGGGTAGGTTGGATGCTGAGTTGTTCGCAATAATAGTAGATGCTTGTCTACTTGAATCTCCATACTGGATCGGAACTCTAACCAAAATGTCATTTCCATTGGGATCCTTACCTTTTGTAACTTCCCAGTTACTGAAGATTTTTGCAAATTGAATTAAAAATCTGCGAATTTGGTTATCGTAAAAATATTGTGCCATAGTAAGTGTTAAGTCCCGTCACTTGGTGGTAAATCATCTGGTGCTAATTTTAAAATTTGTGATAATGGTTGTGCTGATGCAATGTTACTACCTTCATTCTCACTATAAATTAGTGTTGTGTTATTAATGAACTCAGATAATTGAGATTTATCAGTCGCTCCAAATCCAGTTGTTGTTCTAACATTTTCTGAAATTCTGACCCAAATTGTTCCGTCCCATCTATACAATAAATTAGGAGAGTAATCAATGCGTAAGAAGTAATTTCCTACTTGCGGGTTTGCTGGGAAAGATATACCAGCGCCAGTAGGTAATCCGTCTGGAGCAATGTCTGTTCCTGTCATGTACCCTGCTGTGTATCCATATGTTCTTGGAGTTGAACGAGCAATGAATTGGAATCGAGGATCACAGTCAGCACGATAGTCCATTGTATCTGGACCATAAGGTTCTGTGCCAGTAAAGCCTGATGCTGTTGGATCTTGGTCTGCTGTTGCGTAAGTATTGTCAGCAGTACCGTATGGGCCTGTTACTGGACCAGTAATTTGTACTGATAAAACTTTTGTTCCTTCTAGTGCGCCTGAACCTGATCCTGTAGGAGACATCTCGGGTGTCATCTCTACAACTTGCAACGATGCTTGTACAAATTTATCAATGACTGTTTGCATATCAATCTTGTCTTTGAGTTGTCCTTGCATATGCTCTAATAATTCTTTAGATATTTTTATACCAGTAGAATCATTTTTGTATTGGTTGTTACGCATAGTGATAACTTGTCCGTTGCCACTGAGTGCATTGTTGCCTGGTTGCCATGATCGAACATCTGTTGGTGGTGCTGGTTGATTGTACTTTTTAGACAACTCGCCATTTGCTTCATATTCACCGTAACCAGGAACTACGTAAAGTTCACTTGCATCATAACCTGATTTAGGAACAAGTCGTTCTGCTTCTTTTAAGTTAGCATCATTAATTCTGATGTTTTCATTGTAACGACCCAAGATACCTTTTAGTGTATCACCTGTATCAAGTTGCCAATATGGATCAGGGTCAGTGTCGCCTGGCTTCACGCCTGCAGGAACTTCTTGTAATGCAATATAGTTTTTATCACCAAATGTCATTGAATATCCTGGCGGATATACTTTTGTCTTTTCCCAGTCTCCTAAATAATTATCAAGGTTAACTGGTTGATCTAATATATTTGAGAACTCTTGGCTATCAACCAATGGCTCACACTTAATACGCCACAGATGAGGATACCATGTGCTTGAGAAACCTTCACTTGCATAGTTTGCATCAGTGATTTGCATAAACCTTTTTAATGCTACTGGTAATTTTGTATCTAAAGGATTGTAATCTATTAAGTGAGGTAATTCAAGTACATCACCGACCATAAGTTTTCTACCTATGATATCGATCATGTCATTATAATGAACTGTAACAAAAATAATGTCATTACTTAAGAATAAACCAAACTGACTGAGATCAAAGTCTAAGTTTTGTACAGAGTAATGACCACGTAATCGATAGATATCTTTATCATACTTGCGATCTCTGTTTTCTAAGAATAGCAAGTCTTGTATGTTTGTTGGGTCAAGTTTATCATATTGAGGCTGAGTGTAATCAGCAGATGGTCCCTGATCTACTGGTCCCAAATACTTGTGTATATACAAATCGGTCCCACCAGTAGTCAACTGTTCGGAGATATTTCTATCCATAAAACGGTAATCGTTTTGTTTCTCAGGACGGTATAATGATAATCTTGGCATATATATATTTATCGTAAGAAAATTATTGGGTAAATAATAGGTTGCGTTTAAAAAATATTTGATGTATAATCGCATCACTAAGTACAAACTATAAATCAATCGGAGTGCAAATGGCTAGAAGAAAGCAAAAAACAGTTTACTTAACACCCGAACCTAAATGGGAAATGTTTAAGGATATTACTGATGCTACGGAACAAGAGAAAGCGTTCCAAGATTGCCAATATTTTATTCGTACTGAGATCGGCGATAAGAAAAGAATGCAACGAGCAAAAACTTGGATCAAAAAAGACTCACCATGGAATGATGAAGACAGAGAAATTATCTTACGAAATCCAGATTGGAACTTTAACTCTCTTGCAAATTCAGTTTGGTTTAGTGATAAAGTTGGGTATATGCCACAGGCTCATATTAACCACATTGCAAAACTCAAAGATGAATGGCTAGAAAAGGGTAAATTGATTGCTCAAGTCAAAGAAGAAAAAGCAAAAGACAAACCTAATCGTCCTTCTATACAAGATATAATGAAAGAGAAATTACTAGAGGCTGGAGGAGAAATCGATGGTCTTATGGATGAATTCTTTGAAGATAAGATAAAGGTTGACGATAAGTTTAAAAGCAAAGTCTTACAAATTTTACACAAGTACAATCCATTAGCGAATCATATTCCTCTATTGACCTCAACCTATGAAAGAGAACAAAAAGAATTCAAAGAAGTAATTGAAGGCAAAGACGAACAATTAGTTGAAGCATATAGTCACTTTAGTAAAAAGAAACTTAAAGCAACTATTGGTCTTTATGACACAGTAAATGGCGTGTTGAACTCTTATGCTACACTTAAGATTAAATCTAGGGCTAAACGTAAGACTAAGCCGATCACTCCTGAGAAAGCAACAATGAAGTTAAAGTATCAAAAACGTTTTGAGTGC